AAGCCAGGCATAAGCATTGTCTGCTGTGCCATAAGCAAGCCCACCATTTGTTTCTGACAAGCCTGCTATGGACTGCAACCCGACTTGAGTTTTTAAAACTGTACCATCCAAAGTCAAGCCAGTTCCAATAGAGGTCCCGACAACGCTCTCAAGCGCCCTTGCGTCAAGCTGCGTTTGGGCATTACTTGACAGGGTGTTGATGTATAATAATTCTGCATCGGTTACAGATCCATCTGATCCATAGAGTCCGGCGGATAACGTGCCTACAACAGCGACACTTGGTGTGTATGCTATCCCTGCCGCTGATACGGTCGCAACGGTTGACCCATCCATCACTGTGGTTGCTACGCCCGTGCCGGCATCAGCTACGGTTATTGATGAGTCCCCTTCAGAAATGCTTGCGCCTCCGCCAGCAACAGCATCAGCATAGGCTGTTGTGGCAATTTTGGTAGAATTGTCTGCTGATCCCTGTGTCGTAGCGGTTGTTCCATCTGGCAATGCCGGAGTCCCTGACAAGTTAGCTGCCGTTCCACCAATATTTAAACTTGCCGATGTCCCTGAAATGTTTGTTCCTACCAAAGCTGATGGTGTGCCGCCATCTCCACCAGAATAAATCAACGTTGCGTTCGAGTCTGGAAGAGTAAAAGTCCGTTCTGCTGTAGTTGGTCCGGTGAACTTGGCAAACCCATTTCCAGTTCCACCATAAGCAGAAGCTACTATTTGTGTGAGCGCTACTGAACCATCAAAATTATTTCCGTATATTGCTCTGGTTGTCGCAAGCGTTGTTGCCGTTGCTGCGTTACCAGTACATGATGCGGCAGATCCTGTGGTATTCTGATTGAGTGTTGGAAAGCTCGACATATTTGCGGCACTTACAGTTGGAGCATTCGTCCATGAAGGAGCGCCAACCCCATTTCCTTGTAGCAGATAGTTTGCCGTACCAGCTGCAAGCCAAGCATAGGCATTGTCAGCAGTACCATAAGATATGCCACCGTTTGTCTCGGCCAAGCCTGCAATGGACTGCAACCCGACTTGAGTTTTTAAAACTGTACCATCCAAAGTCAAGCCAGTTCCAATAGAGGTCCCTACAACGCTCTCAAGCGCTCTTGCATCGAGCTGATCCTGTGCGTTACTTGACAGGGTGTTGATATAGAGTAGCTCTGCATCGGCTATGCTGCCGTCTGATCCGTAGGTCGCTGCTGATAGTGTTCCGATCGTCGTGACGCTCGGCGTATAGGCTATTCCCGCTGCCGAGACAGTCGCCACGGTCACGCCGTCCATGATGGTTGTGGCTACTCCGGTCCCTGTATCCTCGATCGTGATGCTTGAATCGCCAGCATCGATACTTGGTCCACCGCTGATCCCGGTCAATGCCGACCCATCCCCTGTGAACGTTGTCGCGTCAACATTGCCTGTCACCGTTAAGGCTTTTGCCTCGGCGCCGGCGGTCGATGCCGTAAACCCATCAGCCACGGCGATGCTTGTTGCGGTGGCGGCACCAAGAACCGGGGCTATAAGCGTTGGAGTATTTGCTCTAACAGGCGCACCAGTCCCGGTCGCCGTGGTCCAAACAGGATCAGCAGCACCACCACCAACAAGAATTTCCGTCGTAGCTCCGGCCGCAAGAAAAGAAGGCGCGCCAGCTCCGTTCCCCATAAAGATAGTTCCCTCAGCCCCAGCAGCAAGCCAGGCATAAGCATTATCTGCTGTACCGTATGAAAGCCCACCATTTGTTTCTGTCAGGTCTGCTATAGATTCAAGCGAAGCATGGGCTGAAAAATCTATTGAAGCCGCCCCATTTGTTATTGTAATTACATCTCCGGTTTCTGTAATGTTTGCCACCGAAGGATCTCCACCAGTCTCCCCAATAACTAATTGCCCATGTGTTCCTTGTGGCAATGCAGTCACTGCTCCAGCACCAGAACCCAATAATACTCCACCATCTATCAATGTCGTTGCGCCTATGCCGCCGGATGCCACTGGTAATGCGGTTCCTAATGTCAGGGCTAATGCCTCGGCCCCCGCAGTCGTGGCCGTAAATCCGGAAGGCACTGAAAGCCCAGTCTCAGATGAAATAACATGAGATCCAGCGTTCCACGCGGCGGTTAATTCCCTGGTTCCATCGGCCCGTAGATATTGAGTGTGATCATCATCCGCCAGACCCGTTAGGTTTCCGTGATCAGCCGCCGCCGAAGCGCTGAACACCACATCCGTTATCATTTGAATGAGTTTGAAAGAACCTCCGGCTTTTGGCGCAACGATCTTGCCTATCAATAAACCAAAGTCTGTTAAATGAGTTGGCTTGGTCGGCTCTTGAGCAGCTTCAGCTTTTGCAAGAGAATAGCTGTCTACGCCATACCTGACAAAAACATCTCCATCATCTATGTGACGATAAACCCAAAAGTTACCATATTTATGATTCCCTACGTTCGCAAGAGCACCGGCTCCATCGTCATACTGTGTGTAATTGATTGCATTGCTTCCTGATGTTTCAGTAAATCCACCTGCACCGTCTCCGCGAATTGTCGTGAACGTAGTCGTTGTGCTAGCATATGCAGCAAGAGCGTATTTATTAACTCCACCAAAGACCTGCCCTGTTGTCATTGTAAAACTATTGGTAGGCGTATAAGCAATGGCTGACCCGCTTGCCAGTGTGAAATTATGCAAGGTTTTCACTCGTACATGGAGCTTTTCAACGCCATCCTGAAAAGCAAAACCACCAGAGATATAATGAATAGTGTCATCTGCTTGCTTTAACACTTTTCCAAGAACAATCTGCGTATAATCAGGAGCGGCGGATCTTATGTATGGATTAGTTGTTGAGAGAACAACCTGTGGTGCCCCTCCGTTGTAATCCAGGCATATAAAATAGGTTGTTTCTGTGAGCGCGACTGGTTGGTCTGCTTGCTCTGCTAATGTTACATAGGTTAAATCACCGGTCAAGCTATTGCTTGCCCTTAACAGAGCAGTTACTGCTGCGACGGTGAATGTCCCTGCTACCCCTGTTGTGATCTCGCCACCTGTGACGACCATCGGGCTGAGGCCAGCATTAAATTGTATCTGGGCGTTTGCTGAAAGAGTGTTGATTCGTAGCAATTCAGCATCTGTAACGCTATCATCTGATCCGTATGTTGTTGATGATATACTCGTTGCTGATATTGTTCCGGCAGTCTTACCCTCCCGAACAATGTCACCATCGGCAGCAAAGACGATTGATACTCCCCAAAGGAAAGTAAAAGCAAGGAGGGTAAGGACTGTTATCATCAATTTATCGAATATTTGTTTTAAGTACAAGGCTTTAGCCCTCCTTGGTATTTTATGAATATTTACAAATGATTGAGCTTGGATATTAGTTGTCGCTTCGTCCTGTTTCATACCATAGATCATCTGCGACATTGTACATTAAATCAAGGAAGTCACCAAGCCCAAGTGTTGCTGTGGCCGCAGCAGCTGTTGCAAGTCCACTGCCGTCTACGAATGCAACCGTGTTGGTATCACTTCTTCCCATTAATCTGATTTCCTGGGCGTCAATACCGTCTGCAACCTGTGGATTTGAAGTCATGGTTACTGCGGTATACCCACCAGCGCCATCTGACCCGACAAGGTATCTCGTTTTACCTGCAACAAATGTTAAGGTATCTGCCGTAGCGATTGCTGTTTCAGCTACTGCTGCAAAGCCTACCTTGCCTGATATTAACCCACTGTTATTAATAACCAGCAATTCTACACCAGCTGCATTTGAGACTGATAACAAATCTGAATCATACGTAATTGAATACGAATCAGTATCTGCTGTAGCTGCTGTTAATGTCATGGCCGTAGCATTTCCGATAGCTGCGATTGTGTATACAGTGCCATCTAATTTAATGGAATCGCCCGGGTTAAAAATTGTAAAGTCAGTACCTACGCCAGTGAGTCGTGTTGAAGTGTAGGTTGTAACAGCTCCAGCAAAGGCTGTTTCCGTTGCGCCTTTGATTGTAATACTTCCAGCTGTTGAACCTTCATATACTGGATCGCCCTCTACTGCCATTGCTGGAGAGGCTATCAAAAAGATGGCCAGGAAAATTGCTACCAAAAATTTATTAACCCGCATTTATTCTTCCCCCTCTGATGATACATGTATCAGTGTCGATACATTCCAATGTTATCATGTCATAGGCACTGTCCAAACTGAAGTCCACACCCAGATGCAGATAGGTGCCATTCTTAAAGATTGGAGTCCTGGCTGTGTTCGATGCTCTGAACGTGATGATGTCGCCGACTGTAAGTCCTGATATTTTGTCAACGTCATCTTCAGCTGCTTGATCTTCTGTTTCAAGTGTGTAGTTTCCATCACCGCTTGGAACCGTGACCACCCCTGAGATGATCGGAAGTTTAGTGTCGTCACCCCACAACGTCATCGAAGCTGAAACGTAGTCATCCTCATTGATGACCAAGTAGTTACCGGTGTTTGCGGTGTCAACGATTTTTACAGTTGTCTTTGAGCTGTTAATCATTTTATTACTCCATGTTTATGAGCCGTTATCCATCGGTCCACCCTTTAACACACATACATCCGATCCGATACACAGCAAGGTTATTGAATCATACGCATTGTTCAAGCTGAAGTCTGCGCCTATTTTTAAAAAGGTTGCATTTTTACATACGATTGTTCTTGCATCGTTTGCTGCGAAGATGACTACCTCATCGCCTTCTACCAGCCCGAGCAGTTTATCAAGGTCATCTGATGCAGCTGCTGCCTCAGTATCTATACTCCATGTACCAGGGCCTGTCAACGTAGCAATTCCACCAGCTATTGTTGCTGCTGTTGGAGCACCCCACGTTCCTTGTGGTGTCGATGTGCCACTTCCGCCTGTACTCATTATAGGTGGTAATACTGCCGCCATTGTGACCTCCTAATTCAACGCTCTGACTGATACTGATCCGTTTAAATATACGGTTACATTTGCTCTTATGTGCGTGAATGCACAGAATAATGCATCGCACGATTCATCAGTCCATGACGCTCCTGAGATCGGTGACCACGAAGCGGTTGCTGCATCAACTTCTGCTTGTCCGCTTATTGTTCCTTCGAGTATTACGGTAGCATTGAATGTACCGAGCACTTGGATTGGTATACTTCCGTATGAGGTTCTCTTTGCATCTATTGCAAATGCAGTTCCTTCACCGGTAGCTGCCTTAGCAACAAGCAAATCGATGGTCTTCATTATTTTCCTTTCATGCTTATGTTCTTAAGTTTGTTTTGGTTTTGATTTTGGCTGCCTTTTCATTTATCCTTGCCGTTTTTTTGTCTGCTTTAATCTTTGCTTCTTCTTCATCTTCTATTTTGAGTTCTGCAGCAAGTTTTTTTTCTTCAGCTGCAATTTTAGCATCCATTTCTGCTTCGATCCTGAGTTCAGCTTCCATACGAAATTTTTCTCTTGCTGCCAATTTGTTAACCAGCGTGTTGTTCCATATCGTATGCTTCGATTCATCGAAGTCTTCAAGATTGATGACGACGAACGTTGATTTATTTTTCCAATTTTGGATTTTGATAGTTTCGAGTGCTGGCATTTTTATCCTATTTTATATTTATGGTTTTATATCTATGATGTTATAAAACCCGCGAGTGGGAAAGGAGTAAAACCACTCGCGGGTTCAGCCGCGGTGCTACGAAAGTTTAGGCGTAATTTCTTCGTGCATTAACGGCAAGATTCGGGTTGATACACTTTACACCGTACAGAACATCAAGTGTAACTTTCACCCTGGCATTGTCATCGTCGTAGGCCAACCGCGACCGGACAGAAAGGCCGGTACGTGGGTCCGTTACTACAGCCATGTTGGCACCCGCGCCGCTTCCGATCATTGGTAACGGAGCCATGGCGATTGCGAATGCATTACGATGAAACATGATATTGTCAAAAAACCGATCCGAAAAATTGGATGCGCTTTTGGTTTCGAAAGTCACAACCGCACCGGCAGTGTAAGCCTGTACCAGCGCTGGATAAATGGCAACCGAAGTATTGAGTCCACCGGCCATTGCCGTGTTCGCTGTTACAACATAGCGCTGAGTATTTCCGGCGATTACAAAGCTGTCACCAGCGATTAGTGTTTCCGTTCCAGCACCACCGGCGAGATTTTCAACGCTTACGGTAGCTGCTCGAATTGCATGGCTACCAACCAGCGAGCCAACTACATCGTTAGTTGTTGAAACGATTGTACCAGAAGTAAAGTTCGTCAGCGTTTGCTGAACAAACAATTCCGTACCGAATCTCGTTCCCAGGTAACCGCGCATACGCGTATCTTTGGAATCATCACCCGCAACGTTTTGGGCATGAAAGATCGTTAACTGAAGGAAGGCAGCTTCCAGCGTGGAGTCGATGCCGAAATAAACCAGATCCGTATCGATCATGGATCCGGCATTATCGCGCAAAACCTTTCTTGCGCCAACGATGTCGCTGATATCAGGCGTGGCACTTATGTCGTAAGACCATGGGATGCTGGTATAAAGACCTGTTAAGCTAGTTTCCATGTAATTTGCGATTGCATAGGTTGCCGGAGAGATATGATCTGCGATAATTTGCGGCCCAGTTTTGGAAAGTTCCTGATCATCCAAACCGAACTTGACTTCTCTCCAAGTATCGACGGTAAGATCGATGCTGGACGTATTGATGTCCATGAGCGTGCCCGTTCCACCGGCTTGGGTTGTGAATGTACCTGGTTTTTTAATCTGGATTACATCACCGACATTGGCGCTTTTTCTTTCAGCGTCGTAGCCACGATGGATTCGTCCTGACATACCGAGCGCATTCTCCAAAAGCTCAAGAGTTTCCTGCGCATAGAAAATGGGGTTGTATGCATCTATACTGTTTGTTGCCATTTTATGTAGCCTCTTTTGTTACTCCTGGATCACCAAAGGAATACCGGCATCTCTTGCTTTGTTCTTTGCATTACGATATTTTTCAACATCTCTTGCATCGGCGGATGATATTACAACCCGTTGTCCGCCTTCTCCGTCTTCGAGATTGCCGCTACCGCCTGGCCCTCCTGGATTCGTTTTTAAAATCGTCTCCTTTAACGGTGACGCTTCGATGATGACCGCAATTGATTCTTCAAAATCTGCGGCCTCTCCAATCCGTTTGCGAGATGGAATTTTTTCGCCTTTTAAGTATCCGAATACCTCAAGCTTTCCATCTGGACCCGGTTCTACCTTAAAGTTACTACCGAAAAAGTTTGATGCCATTTCCGGATGTACATTGGTTAATGGCTTCGCACCAGAGAAGAATGGACTCTCTCCGAATTTTGATGTAATCATCATGTTTCTTACGTTTCCATTCAACAGACTAATTTCATCCTTGTATGCTTTTTCTTTTTCGGCAAACGCGGCGGTGAGTCCTGTTTTTTCCGTTTCGAAAATTCCCGACATTTGAGTTTTTAGTTTGTCAACTTCACCTGCATCGACTAACTTCTTATCGTCAAGGTTCGATACAATCGTAATAGCTTCTTTTGCTTTTACCGGATCAATCCCTTCAAATAATTTTAACTTTTCTGTCAGTTCATTTTTTGCAAGCCGATGTCCTTTGGCTTCCGTGTTAACGGTTTCTACTTTTGCGATTGCTGCCGCTGCATCGAATGGAACTTCTGATCCATTGTCATGTACATACACAGGCATGCCATCCACCACTACCGCACTTCCATCTGCATTCAGTTTCAATTTCATACTGGCTTCGCGCCTCCGTTGGGTATCCACCCATCCATGTTCTTGTTTATTTTAATTGAGCATCCGCTCGATTTCGTGACTATTTTATTTTTCTTGACAAAAAACTACGCTACTATTAAAAAGAATAGACTTAAAGTCAAGACAAAAATGTAGTTTTTTTATATTTTTTTTTCGCAAAGATAGTATTGTTAATTATAAAGGATGGTTATGTCGAGGTTCGGAAACCCTTTAATTAGACAAGCACCGAAGCGCCATGAACTTGCTATGCGTAGAAAGCAAGTATCTGTTTTTTTTAGTCAAAGATATCGATTGAATGAAATTGCAGATTTGATGGGTATCTCACCTTCTACTGTTGCAGCAGATATTAAGTACCTTGAAAAATTATGGGAAAAAGATGGGCTTAGTAATATTGAGTCAACGAAGGTACGTGAACTTCATGATCTTGATAAGATGGAGCAAGAATGTATAAGACGGTTGGATTTGTGTACAAAGCCATGGCAGGGAGCAAGGTGGATGGAAGAACGCAGGAAGATAAAAAAACGTAGAGCTGAATTGATGGGCCTTGATGCTCCTAAGAATATTCGTCATACTCATAAAGACCGTACCTTGAACAAAGAACAACGTGACGCTGCATTCAATGCTATGTTCGGTATCAGTAAACCAAGGGAGCTTTTAGACGAAGATGTTTTTGAAGCAACAGATATTATAATAAACGAAGCTAATGGAGAAGATTTTGAATCTTAGCCAAGGAAATGTGACAGCTGAAGACGCTGCTTATTCTTTCTTTCCTTCTTATATTTCTGTTCAACATCCAGGATATAATTTTGCTGCACATCATAAACTGATAGCAAAAGAATTGATGATGGTTGAGTCCGGAGAAACAACCAGGCTCATGATCTTTGCACCACCAAGGCATGGTAAGACTTATGAGATATCTGAATTTTTCCCTGCATGGTATCTTGGCCGTAATCCATCTGACCAAATAATTGCTGCTACTTATAACTATGAACGTGCTGGTGATGTTGGACGAGCTGTTCGTAATCAGCTTGTTGATCCTTTGTACAGTGAAGTTTTTCCAGGTTGCAGTCTTGCCCAAACAAGCAAAAGTGTTAACAGGCTGAAGACTGATCAGGGTGGTACATATTTTTCCGTTGGTATTAATGGCGCACTTACTGGTCGTGGTGCTGATTTGCTGTTGGTTGATGATCCGGTAAAAGGGAAGGAAGATGTTCAATCATCCATTTCAAAACGTAAGCTTGAAAATTGGTTTAACACCGTAGCTTATACTCGTCTCATGCCTGGAGGCAAAGTTATTATAGTAATGACACGATGGTCATATGATGATCTTGCTGGTTATCTACTTGAAGAACAGGCACATGAGAACTGGCGTGTTATTGATCTTCCTGCTATTGCTGAAATGGACGGTGATATCCTTGGTCGTAATACAGGCGAAGCTCTATGGCCTGATAGATATCCCGTACCAGTTTTAAATAAAATAAGAACAACGCTTGGGACACGTGATTGGAATTCTCTTTATCAGCAGAGGCCAATAGCTGAGGAAGGTGGAATGTTTTCCATTAATGACGTCCAGAGATATTCTCAAAATGAGTTGCAAGCTTTTAAGGCAGCGTTAAGAATGGGCGCCGATTTTGATGAACTCACCGGACCTGGACGTTTGTACGAAAAGTTTAAGTTTAAATCTATTGCGTGTTCATGGGATACTGCATTTAAAGAAAGTGAGCTTAACGATCCATCAGCTTGTACTATTTGGGGTGAGACAAATAGCGGATATTATTTGCTGAGATGTTTTAATAAGCAACTTGGATATCCTGCATTAAAGAAAAAGGTAATCGAAATTTACGATTCTAATCGATTGTTGTATGGCTTTTCAAATGCACGACATCCTGTTATTATAGAAGATAGAGCAAGTGGACAAAGTTTGATTCAAGATTTGAAAGCCAATACTACAATCCCTGTGTTGGCCATGAAGACGCCAGGTTCTAAGCATGTACGCTTTGATGATTGTACGAAATACTTTGAAGCTGGTAACGTGTATTTTCCGGATAAGGCCCGATGGTTGGTGACTGTTGAAACACAACTCTCACGGTTTCCTTACGATAAACATGATGATATTGTTGATTCAATTTCTCAATATCTTAACTGGATAGGAAGGCCACGTTATGTGCGCGGTCTTAATCCAAGCAACTGGAAGTAGGGACAAATGACAAAAAAAGAGCTTGAAGTAAAACATCCGACATATGTTAAGTACAGTCCGAAGTGGGCATATTATACCATGGCATATAAAGGCGATGATGAATTTATTGAGTCCGCTATCGGTAGCCAGAATTCCAGAGAATCTAATGCTAACTATAGGGCGCGACTTAATGCTGGGATAGGATTTAATTATTGCGGTGCGATTGTTGATCTATTTAATTTTTATCTTACAGAGAAACCTACTACTCGCGATTTAAAAGATCTTGAGAATGATCCACAGTGGAAGATGTTTCTTGATGATGCTGATCTCAACGGTGTTAATTTTAATGAATGGTCCAATGAAGCGCAGAAGCTTGCTTCCGTATCTGGTGCTATCGGTATACTTGTGAGCAAGGCACATACTGGTGCAGAAACAATTAAGGAAGAAATTGATAATAGAATATATCCATATTGTGCTGCATACCTACTCGTTAACATTTTTGATTGGGCGCATGATGTAAACCCTGATTCTGGTAGACCAAGATTAAGTTATCTCAAGCTTAAAAATAACGATGGTACTTTCCTTGTATGGACATTAAATGCTTGGGAAGTATTCGAGATAATGAAGGACGGCACAGTAAACTCTATTGAAAGTGGAATGAATCCGCTTGGTGAAATTCCATTTATATGGATGACAAACCTTAAGGATCTTACGCTTCCAAACCTTGGTGTATCCGATCTTAATACTATAGCAAGAATTGTTGCCAGTATAGTGCGTGACTTGAGTTATGGTGATGAGATTATAAAGTTTGCCGGTTTTCCAATGATGAGAAAACCAATGCGTAGAGATGGAGATGAAGGCAAAGAAGATCTCTCTGGTGTTAAAGCTGTGCAGGAATTTGATCCATCGCTTGGCACTGATGGTAAACCAGATTGGATGGAGACTGTGATACTTGAACCGATTGAAGCTATTTTGAAATGGATCGATCGGAAGACAGATGAAATTTATAGGGTTGTTCATTTGTCCGGTGTTCATGGTCAACGTAAATCAAACAACGAGGTTGCTTCAGGCTTGGCGTTGAGATATGAATTTCAGCAGCTTACAAGCGTGTTATCGAAGAAGGCTGAGAACGCTGCTGAAGCAGAACGTTCGATCATTCGATTTTGGTTGATGTGGCAAAATAAAATTGAAAGTTTTAAAGATGTAACTGTACGCAAATCAAAAAGTTTTTCTGTTGATGACATGAGTGCAAATCTTGATAATTTGCTAAAGAGTATGGGGAATGTTCTTAGCGATACATTCAATGCTCAAGTGCAGAAACGCATTGCAAGATTGGCATTGCCTGATATGCCAGATGACACTAAGTCTGTTGTTGATGTTGAAATTGATATCGGTGTTAAGAAGACAACTGTAACACCGCCAGACGAAACTGATCCTCCGGAAGATTAACATAAAAAAAGGACTGTAGAGCATATACTCTACGGTCCTTTTATCTTTCTTTATTTTGTTCATGCCTATTCTTGTTGCATGTTACAACCTTGATTTCTATTTGTCTCTAATTTTTCATTGAATTTTTCAAGTTCTGTTTTCTTTCTTAAAGTGTTACCATGCAAATGGTTTTCTTCGTAAGCCGTAAGAAAGAATCTTGTATAGTTTGCTATTTTTTCTGTATCCCTAATTCTGTCTTCAGCAGTTTTACCCTTAAAGTTTATTCGACAACTGTACTTTAATGCATTGCCGAGCAGATAACCTTCCCATTGCTCTGGTGTTAATTTTGCTTTGATGATATCCAGAGTTTCAATGCCACCAGCATCGTAATATGTAGATTTTGGATCTTTACTCATTAATCAGATTCCTATTTTATATTTGTTTCTTTGTCATTCTGACTTTAACAAAGTTTGCAATTATTTGCATGCCTGCTTCAGACTTTGGATCTATATTCTTTATTGCCATGTACAATTTTGGATCACCAAGCTGGTGTATCATATGGTAATGTTTTGGATTTTGATGATAAAGATTTTGTGCGTAATTTATCGTATAGAAATGCCTTAACGATATTGGTTGATATGACAACTGGTTTCCATTTAATGATACCAGAATGCATTCTCTTCCATTATGGCTATTTGTGTATAGCGTTCCTGCATATCTATGAGATCCTTTCGGAAATCTTTTGATTGGAACTTTTGGTAATTGCTGATAACAATACGATGAATTTTCAATTGAATTCCTATGTGTTTCTTTTTCTTTTATTATCAGTGAATCAAGAAATGTTTCCCATGATTGTGCACTTTCTTTTTCTGTCAATGTCATTATATCTCCAGATTTAAGACTTCTCCGAATGGTGGATTCATTCCCTTGCTTCCTACTTTTGCCCATAGTACAGGATAGTCTGGATGTGTTTCTGGAAAATGACGATCGTTTACTTGCAGGTCTGTAAAATAGATCAGGAACTTTGGTTGTATATTATCGTCTTCGACTTGTTTGAATGCTGGTTTAAAATTAGTTCCACCACCACCTCTGAATTCAAGCTCAACAGGAAGGTCTTCTTGTCTATATATTGTCACATCTCCCTGTACCTTTGAATCACAATAGTACAGGTGCAATTCAAGGTTAAACATTTCAAGTATAGACGTAAGTTCTGCTGAATATTGTGCAAGTTGTGCCTTGCTTACGCTCCCCGATGTATCTCCGAATGCTACTGCCTTGCCAAGCTTTTCTGAAAATAGCGATGGCAATATACATCCTTGTTGGATATATCGTTTGTTTGGTATCATCCATGTGTAGTCATCTTTGCAACTTGAATCAACGAAATTCCAGAGTTGTTCTCTCCAGTTGATTTTTGGAGTGAGCATTTCTTTGACGATACGCTTTATTCCACCAGGTAGATAGCCAGCTTTTTCAGCTTGCTGTGTTGCCTGTACTAAAGCAACTTGCCAGTCCGATTCTTGTTCTGCCATGTCTGTGTCTGTTGGATTTTTTCTTCCGTCTTTTGCTGGAGCATCTATCACATAGCCCTTTCCATCCGGGTCTATCTTTGCTGGATCTTGATTATTTGGATCTTGTTTAGAATCAGGTGGTTTTCCAGATGGGGTTGCGCCACCTGGAGTTTGTGGTGCTCCTGAATTTTTCTCATCCTTATCGTTTTTTCCGTCTTCGTCCGGAAGCAGCGCATAGATTCTTTCTACGCCATATCCTTTTATGTCGCTTCTGATCATTGGATTTGGCACTTCGAATCCAGCATCAAGCAATAGTTGATCAACTGCATAGCATGCAGCTTTGTTCCATTTTACAGGATCTCTGTCTTGTCTTCGTGTATGATGCAATAATGCACAATGCATTACCTGCCTGGCAAATAATGCCTTTGCTTGATTTAATGTGAAATCATCTACCAGTTCTGGATTGTATTTCATTATTGTGCCATCAACTGACGAAGTCTTGCAACCTATTTCTGGTATGACCTGCAATCTTAATGCTAGCGATCCGAAGAACGGATGATCGAGTATTAATCCCGACCTGGCTTTTGTCATTTTTTTTTCTGGAGTTAGCTTCATATTAATTTCGTACCTTGTTTTTTAATTCAATGACTTCCACATCTATACCAGTCTGCGACACCAACCACGCTGCAATCTGCTCGCCTACAATTGCATGCTTTTCTTCTTCTGTCGAATTTACCGGTATTGAAATATTTGTAAGTTCTATTATTGATGGTTCTGCTTTACATATGTTTTCCGGTATTCTAAATATAGCTTTTATTTTTAGAATACCGAATATTATTTCTCTTGCTACAGTTTTTTCCTGTATGATTGTTTTTGGATTTTTCCATAAAATCAACCAAGCTGTATTCAAAAAGATTAATGTTGCCGCTGAGAATATTCCAAATCCAAGTTGTTTTAACCATATAATATTTTTATCAAATGATAGATATAAACTAAATACTAAAAGCGATAGTAAGCATAGCAAAGTAGCGAGAAGCAATAGAACTGCTTGTTTTCCGCTTTCTTCTTTACTAACACTCATCCGTTGGCTCCTGATTGTTTTTATCTTCAGTTTCGAATGTTGCATATCCTTGCATTTGATCCATACATGCAGCAAGGCTTGCGGCTGCATCTGATACTTCCTTTCTTGCTTTATCGTCTTTTCTTAATTCGGTTGGTGTGTATGAGCACAGCTTGTCTGTTACTTCTTTTGCCATTGCCGTTAGTTTTTCATCATCAGCGATGTTTAGCTGTGGTAGCAGATCTACGACACTGACGATGTTTCCGACCAGTGTGTTGTTGAAATATGCTTTGTCGTCTGTTTCAACCGATGCCAGCTTGTCTGCCATCTTTTTTACGACTATGTAAAGACGGTCCCATAGATTTCTTGTAGCTGATGCCATCTTTGCTTCTGCCTTGACGTTGATTTCTTCTTTGATTTGTTTCAGTTCATTATCTGATACCTGCGCTCGGAAGTCATTTGCGTTTTCGATTGGCGATATATCTATTTCCATTTTGAATTTTTCTTTCAATTCAGATTCGTCTGGATAATCGTTTTGATCGAACATATTTCCGAGTGTGACTTTTGCTTCCATTACGGATAGGTTGAAATTTGAAATAAATTCGATTGCTGCGGTATCAAATGTAGAAATGAGATTTCGCATTTTCGTTGAGTATTCCGTAAATTTGCTTGACGGCAGGAGACGCTTTCCATTTTCTCCCCATGGTAGCGTGTTGTCTTTATGGTACTTCTTGATCGCAGTTGCCGCTGCTGCAATAAATTTTCTTGCATCTTTTGATACCAGCTTTTTGCTGAAATTTCCTGAATCTGCTGCTGCGTTATTCCGTGCCTGTGTATCTGCCGTTACTGCGTCGTCTTTCTTTGATGCTGGCCATATGCTTGCATTTAGTTTTACCAACATCGCTTTGTCTGATAGTGCCATGTGCTTCTCCTATTTGTATTTAAACCCAGGTCTATTTATATTTAAACCCAGGAATAAATATTGATTTTTTGTTTTAAAATAATAATTACTTTGATCATGTGATTGAAATCAATTTTATTTATATATTTTATTTTTACCAATCTTTTTCTTTTTTCGTTTGCCTCCATTCTATGTTTGCTTTTAGGTTTAAATAAAAATTAGATCTTAAATAAAAATCAGATTTTAAATTAATACGTCACTATGGTCACTTGACCATTGGATCCAGTCACGCGTTTCTGCGATTGAGGCATCTCTTGTAACTGCATCTCTCATTGTGATTATTCCGAATTCCTCATCCATTCGATCTGTGTAAATCCTGATCCTTCCTACATTTTGATCTGACATCCTGCTTGCTAAAGCACCCGAGATTGCATACTTTGTTGCTGGATCTGTTGGAACGTCTGTATTTTTTGGATCAAGTAGAATACCTTCGATTGACGGAAGTGTATTGAATATTCTGAGGAATCCTGTAAACTCAATTGCGAAACCCTGGCCTGCGGCGCCTGCATATGCTGGTAATTCGAATTCTCTTCCCAGATTTAACTTTAACAATTCGCCTGCGTTGAAGATCGTTCTTGGCGATGGTGAATTTGTCATATCCGATGTTGGTGTAAAGTCTGAAAGGAATCTTGGCATCCACTGTATGAAAGCAATCAACGGAGTCGGAACACCATGCGTCAATGCCCATGCAACCCAATCCGGTAAGTCTGTTTGAAGTTCTACGATTGCTGCGAACCTTGATTTGACTGGTTCCAATATTCCTGTTACTCCAGCTCGATCTTTCTTTCTGTTTGTTGCAGCAAGGAATGTCACGTGGTCTGATACTTTGTGTCCATTGATTTGTCTACCAAGAATTAATTGCATACATGCTGCCTGTACGCTCGGTGGCGCTTGACCAAGATCATCCAGGAAAAACAACGTTAATTTTTTTGCGTTTATCAGTGATCTCAGATCTCCAAATGGAAGGAATGTTGCTTCATCGTTTATTACCCATGGTTGCCCCTTGAAGTCTGTTGGATCACTGACTACCGGATGACTTGTGATCAGATGTGCACCTACAGCTACCGCTGCTTGCTCACTGATCTCTGTCTTTCCGCAACCCGGTGGTCCTTTGATTAAGATCGGAAGTTTTGCCGGGATTGTTTTTTCCAGGAATCTTGACATTTGTCTTGGTCGCATGATCAGCAGGTTGTCATCCATTAAACTTTTCTCCAGTGAACTTTTTTCCAGTGGCTGCCGTTACGATTCTTTGTTCGTATGGCGTTAGCACTATATTATAATTTGATTTACACACTTTTCCTGATGAATGTATCGGATAAATCTCTGTGAATTTATCGTATTCAATTTGATACAATCCTCCAAGTGCCCATGCTACGTTATTACTATCCATCGGCATTGATGATCGTTTGGATTTATCTGCGATTATTGCTCTTTTTGCTGCTAATTTACGACCTTCTTTTTTATTGAATGGTTCCATTATGCTGCAGATTGCTATTCCACGGCTGAAGATTCCGTCTTCGTTTTTTCGTATACATATTGCGACGATTGCTGATTCGATGATTGAATTTGGTTTTTCGAAGTTGCAATTCTTTCCATGAAATCCTTTGACACCTCGAAGATAGTACATCATGGAATTTTTGTTTTCAGATTCTTCCTGTTTTTTCTTTCGTTGTCTCATTTATTTTCCTATTTAGGTTATTGTTAAATTATAGAACTCTCATTACCTTATGAAGCATTCCACATAGGTATGTACCTGAATTCGGCTCCCCGAAAATTTTGTACTTTATGTCTCCGCTTGTTGTTCTGTAAGCAATCACACCATGTGTTACTTCGCTATTTTTTATCATGGTTACGAAGTTTTTTGCACTGTCTATTTCTGGTTGATTGATCTGTATAACGTTTGAGTCTTTTAATCCTTCAACCATTTATTTCCCTTTAACATTTAATGTTGTTTCTTTGAATGATTTTTCTTCTGTATACTTTGACATTTCGACTATGAGCGAATAGACCGGTTGTATTGAATCACATCCATCGCAATCTATTGTAACGGATAGATCTTCTGATTTACAGTTTTTTTCGTTTGTGTTTATTGCAAGGTATGCAGCTATTGCAGCTTTGATGTCTTCGTTGTCAAGAATTTGTACTCTTTTCATTTTGTCCTTTCTACTGTCGTATTTAATCTACAAGATCGATTCCGATTTCGCTACCCCAGACGTTACCGGTTGCGATCTCGTAGACCTCTTCCCTTGTTAAAAGTTTCTTTTCTGCCAATGTTCTTACCAGCCGCCCGATAGCTTCTGATGTTCTGTCGAATGATGATTCGATGTTGTTGATTTTTGTGTTTCCAATATTGTATCCATCAAGACATCTTTCAAAGAACTGATCGAAGGTTTCCGTTTTATATCTTGCTGGAATTTGCGTACTTCTGTATTTTATTTTTAGCATGTTGTTTCCTGATCAATCAGACCTTGTTAATATCGATAGTTGTTCTTCAGTGCTTCCGCATATTTGACATGTGCCTGTTGTTGAAGTGAGTCGTTTGTAACAGTTTCCATATCTATCTTTGTCTTTTGTTATTCGTAACGCGCAAGGTTGGCATGCCATAAACATTTCATCGTAGTTTGTTCTTACTACGAACTGTTTATTACTGGTTGGAATAATCTCAGCTACGATTTCATGTTCATTTTTTAAACATACCGTGCAGAATGTGTGATCCGGGTATTCATTTTCTTTTTGTCTGATATTGTAGTGTATTATGCTTTTTGCTTTGAAACGTATTAATGCTGTGCATACGTGGCAGACTGGTTTGTGTCTATCGTACATGAATTCCATTATGTATTCCTGACGACAGTCACAACGTAGACGATATCGTTATTGGTTCCTTGGCAGATTTCGCATGGTTGATTTTTTATTTCTGCTGGTTTAAATGCTGACATGCTTTCTGGTAGCTCAAAGAAATTGTACTTTGCTACGCCGAGTCTATTCTTTATACAGCATAGGCTGCAACAGAATAGTATTTCACCTGTTGTAAAATTACGTAGCTCTATTCTTATTCCTGTGTTATCCATAAGTTTCCTATTTTTAAAAATTATAAAATCAAGTTATAACAATACAAGAAAATAATTATAACGTATGTTGGTCTGAGAAGTTTGAAAAGTTTTAAAATTTTTTAGCAGTATAATTTTGTTTGCTAATATTTATTGCTGCTATATGCGATATATATGTATTTTTATCTCCACATATTTCGCATCTCATGCTGCCCATTTCACCGTCTTTCGGATATGGTTCTTTTGTAAACAGTTTTATTCTTCTATATAAGGCTGAACCGAATTTAATCTTTATTGCACATTGATAGCAACAATATAGTAAAGGTCCGTTTAGTTCGATTTGATGTATTGGTAGCATGATCCTACTTCGTTTAGTTTGGTTATACGATCTTGTGTGATTATAAGCTACTGCCTTAGATGTTGTTATTGCTTCGTTTTGTTTGTGCATGGATTGGTTGTTGTTGGTTGGTTTGGCTTCGTTGTTGGTTGGTTTGGCTTCGTTGTTGGTTGAAAAGTTGTATATTGCTCTGGTTGTTGGGTTGACGGAATAAGAGCTGCGCTCTTAGATTTAGCCTACATAGGCTGGAGTTCCGTAGGAACGATAGCCTATGTAGGCTAAATCATTGACGAGGAACGAGTCAAGCGCCGTCGCAACGCAACGAACGTTGCTGCCGGGTTTGCCTCAATCACGCGTATATGAAGAACGAATTAGCGTGTGAGGCTGGCGCAACGCAACGAACGTTGCTGCCGGGTTCATCGCACAGAACGACGTAGGAGTTCTGTGAACGGGACGCTCGATGTGCCCTTGCTCTTGTTTTTGCCCTTGCCCTTAGCGATTCATCGCAACAATAAAATAGAGCGCATTCCTGCGCTTCCTCGCTTTCTACGCGGAGCACAGGGAGCTTAGGGCTTTAGCCCGGCCGCTTGCGGCAAGCCATAATTCCTAATCCCTTGTTGTTGGGTAGGATTTTATACAAGATGCTTAGTCGGTGTCAATCATCTCTCCGGAGATCATGATACCGGTTCGCTGATTCCGGTATGTTGTTACTCCGTTGATGAAGCCACTCATGCAGTACGTGTCACCGTTCGCGTCGGTGACTGTC